GCCATGCCAAGACCCAGGTTGCCGTGTTGGGCAAGACCGGAAATCATCTTAGCAACAGTTACCGTCTCTGAAGTACTCAGTGCAGTAGAGTTGGTTGCAATGTTGTTCAGGAATCGGGTGTTCACGGCACGGTTCCAATCTTCTACAAGAGAAGTAGAAAGGTATGCCTGAAGGAACGGCAGGTCTTGAAGCATCTGACGGCTAACCTTGGCGTAACCGGCAATGAATGGAACCGATGTATTTACCATGGTTACATCATAGTCAAGTTGTACCTTTTGATTGCCTTCAACTTGCGCTCCAAATGATCCTTCACCAACAGGAGTATTACCCCTTGGGAACGTAACGTTACCGGTTGCGGTCGGGATGATGCGGAAGACATCGTACAAATGTGGGTTGTAGAAGTTCCGCATGATGGGATTGGTAACATAGCTAACTTGGCTTGTGCCAGTCAGGTTGTTAGTCAATGTCATCGTACCGGCATCTTTCATAGCCATAAAGCCTTTTTCAGACTTGATGACATCAAAGTTTTCAGCAACAATCTCATGCACGGCTTGTTTCAAGTGCATGGAGTTAGACCAACCGGCTTTTGCATCATTGGTGATGGCAGACTTAACCTTCCCGGACTCAGCCAGGATGCGGTCAACGTTGCCCTTCAGTTCAAGCAGGGTCTCTCCTTTCTTAGCGGCATCCTCGTTCATTTGAGCAATGCGAGCCTCGTTCTCTTTGTTGATCTTCTCAATCTCAGAAGCCAATTCGTCTTTATAGGCTTTGATCTTGGGATCAAGAATGTCTGTGATTTGTTTTACTACTTCCACTTTAGAAATGTTTAAGCGTTAAAAGATTTATGGCATCCAATAATTCAATGTCACTCTTTCCCTGCGATGGTGCATCCTCTGCTGCCTTTGCGGTACTCATAGTATGAACCAACTGGTGTAATTGCTTTATCTCAAGCAGACACATCTCGATGGCTTCATCGGTTGCGTCTGTATTCCTGACAAACTTTTCAAATGACTTTATCCGGTCCTTGATATCTGTCAAAGACTTCATGCCCAACAATGGAGTAAACTCGTTTGCTCCCCATGCAGTCAGGCTTGAACCTTCATACAACTTCAGGTCGGTCATCTCGTTGACATCCTTTCCTCTTGTCTCCTTAATGACGGAAAACCCGATGCTATGCTCCTTTATCAATCCGGATTCAACCATTTTGATAAAGTCTTGGCCCAAATTATGCGTACCAATTTTGGACTCATAATATAGGCCATAATCATCCTCCTTGAGTTCAGTAAGCGCACCAAGCGGTTGACTCGGATTGTGATTCATCAAATGTTTTATACGGCCTTTGGGATGCCATTCTTCAATGCTTCGCTTGAACGCTCCCTTGCGAATGATGTCACCGTCACTATCCTTTATGTCAAATGCGGAAAAATATCCGGTAACTATGTTTTGCTTACGGTCCACATCCTTTATAGACTGACCAAAACTTTTATATCCGTAGATCATTGCAATCTTTTTGTCTTTACATTAAATCAGTCAATCGCATCAGTATATCTGTGTCCAATGGAGAACTTGGTCTGTATATCGGTCTTCCGGAACTATCCAAGTTTGGCAACATACTCAATACGCATCTGCAATTAATCACGTTCTCTGCGCTTGCCAATGGGTCTCCTGGGAACCTAATATCCTCTCCATTATTGAAGGACTGACTCAAAGGTATTATTGTTCCATGCAGTTGGGTATGACTAAAAGGTTTACCCCTCACCCTTTCATCCTCTGCCGTTATCCATTCTTTTGACATCTCAAACGGCAAAGTTGCACCCCCAAGCAGGATGCCTGCGTTCAATGCTCTTGTCGTTTCAGTCCGTGCAATTCTTGATGCTCTCGTCATCGGGATGCCGGATGAAACAAGGAATTGTGCAATCTGACGCTCAGATATATTAGCACTTTGGCCCCTTTGCAGGATAGCTAATAGGTCCTTACGTGTTGTTTCATTTATTTCGCTAACGAACCTGGCTCCGTGCATCTGCAAGAAGCTTTGTAATGCGGACCGCCAAATTGTATTGAATCTTGATGTGGACTTCCATTCAATAGGAACCCTGAGTCCAACGTGCTGACTCTTTGCCCTGTTCATTGCATCAAAGTATGTCCTGCGAGCATAGTACATGGCTACATCGTAGTACATCTTCATCAATGGATCAAAGACGCTATTATCAAATAGCTGCCTTGAAACAAAGCTTATGGCATTTGCAGTGCCGGCATCTCGGACCACAATGGATGCTGACTTGTAACGTTTCTTTATGGACCTATACAGAATCCTTTGCAAGGATGCCTCATTCGCCACTGCCGGTCGCACTATGTTGCGCCAACTCGTCTCCATTAGGAGTTCCTTGTTCTTGTTGCTGCCGTAATAGTTTGTCGTAATAGCTTTTTCTTGCAGCATCTCTAAACGCTTTTTCAGTCCGACATGACAATTCCCTCGGAATCTTAGGGTATTTGATCATCACTAAGTCCCAAAGCTGATTGTCCATTGGAGTTTGTTATTGATTGCATATCAGTAATCGGCATAAAACCATTCGGAATGAATATCTGATTCATTTCCGGTTCCGGTCTTGCGCCATATCGTAGTACCGCTCTCCTCTCATTGTAAGTGAGCCAATGAGCATCCCTTACCGAATCATTCAGGTCCTTCAGGTCCTTCTGAATCTCAGGAAGTTCGGTATAGTCAAAGTCAATGTAAAGTTTACGGCCCCTTGTTGCCTGGAACCTTGGAGTCAACTGCCGGTTAAGCAAATCTCGCAACGACTTCCATTCAGGAAGTAGTTTATTTACAATCAATTGCTTAATAGCTGACTCGTAGTTGTTATAGGTAGTATGCTCTGCGTCAAACAATACAGTTGGGACTCCGTAGATGTTACAAAGCCTCTGAAGGTTCAAACGTTGAGCATCAAGCAACTGCATATCGATGGAAGACATACCAAAATTGTGGTATCCCCAATCTCCGGCCAAAGCAGCAATAGCACCCTTTTGACTATTGTTGTTTATTCGCTCATTGATGTCAAGCATCACGGAGTTTATTTGCTCACGACTCATTGTTCGTGGCATAGCCTTACCAAACAAGGCTCCCTTGGCTCCATTGTTCTTATACATTCCCCCTGATGCCTTTTGGGCATACTGAGAGTTTTCTAAGATGTTAACCGCAGCCGTCAATGGAGACAATCCCCTCAAGTGCATATACTCTACCTCATCCACAACCGGATTGAAGTATTTCCACATGATCATGTCCTTCTTGTCAACCATCAGGACCGGTATGCCACCTTGCTTTATGTAGTAACCGTCAATCCCAAACAAGTCTTGCGCCTTGCTAAGTATTCCAAGCATTGGAGGAGGAACTACTTGCATTTCCAATGGCCTGCCGCCTGCTATTCCACCAGTGTTTAGATAAAGGTCACCCTCACCAAATATCAGTTTGTATCCGTAGTAGTTCTCAAGCAGTTCAGTCATGCTCTGATACTCGTTGGGAGTTTCAATAAGCCTTGACAAATCGTTCTCCACCACAATCTCCATGCTCAAGTTTTTAAGCATTAGAGAACGTTCTAAATTGCTGCCGGAAAGTGCATTGCCAGGGTGCATGGCCTTGTACTGCTGAAACTTTTGCAAGTCCTTAATCTCGTAAACGTACAATGGGAATGACGCAAACTTTTGCGCCAACATTGAGATTATGGAATAGATACCCTCATGGGTATTGTAACTTTTTGCGTACCGGTAATTCAGTAGGTCCTGCTGATACATCCTCGGCCTGTACTGATACCGTTCCGGCATCCGATCCGCTCCGACCGGTATTGTCGGAATCATTTGCTTTTGTGCAAACCTATCTTTGAGTCTGTCTATGATTCCCATTATATGATATACCAGTCCGGCTGGTCGCTTTTTGAATGAGTAAATACCGCATATCTACAAGCATCTATCAAGTGGTCTTTGTACTTAACAGGCGTGTCTAACGGATTGCCATTTTTGTCAAGCTTCCAGCAATATCCCCTCAGTTCGGACATAAAATTAATCGAAAAGTCCGTAACATATAACGGCAAAGATTTCATCTTACGAATCCCTTCCAATACATCCTTGTCCGCTTTGTTGGCGTTCCACCCTGCTCGCATCAATTCCTCTATGCTCTCTGCCGCTGCCGCATCGCAATAAAGCATATCATCTTTAAATATGCCTTCAGTCTCCATTCGGGCCATCAAATCCGCAGTAGTTAGGTTCTTTTCGTAAATAACCTCATGTGCAAATACCCTGTCATCCTTGAAGCCAATCTTTACCACTGCACTGGGAGCATTGAAACCAAAGTCCACCCCATAGACAATCTCTTGGCAGTCTTCCGGAAAGCGAGGAACCGGCTTCCAATGGGTAAAGATTTTATGCAACGACACGCCACGTAATCCCATGCCGAAAACACGCCAATAGTTGTCATCGGCTTCCTTCATGGACTCAATCCGCTTTACAAGGCTTTCCTCAAGGTATGGGTTGTCTTTGTAAGTGGTAATGTAGAAATCAGACTCCGGCTTCTCGGCCCAATCATAGAACCATCCTTCTTCGTCAGAAGGGTTAAAGTCAAGTACAGTCTTTTCCGTAGTACGGAGGATTAACTGCATCGCAGATTCCTTCTCAATCTCATTCGCCTCGTTCATGTATAGGTAGTTCCGCTTTCT